GTGATTTACTGCAAGACGGAATGAAGTGGATACTGGACAAGATTGGTCTTGGTTCTGTTACGGATAGAATCAACGAACTAATGCCTGGCGGTATTAGTGGAATGATAGCATCCATATTTGATTGGGTTCGTAAACTATTCAGTTCACCAATCGAAGCGTTGAAAGATATCTTCACCCAGTTCATACCTTGGATGGGTCAATTTGCACAGACCATGTTCATGAATCTCGCAGACATGGTTAAGTGGGGATTGAAGGGGATATGGGGAGGTCTGACCTACGTATTCACTGACGTTCTCCCTAGTCTCTTCGCGTGGTTGGATGAGACAATGACCGCATTTAAAGAATCCCTATTTACGTATGCATCAGAGACATTTGATTATCTTATGGGAATTCCGGGCAGAATAGGTGAGTCGTTTATGGGCGCCTATGATGCAGTAATTGACTGGTGGGAAAATGAACCCGACAAATGGGGAAGTATGGTGGATTCAGCTACCCAACTTTGGGAAGATATTAAAAATTGGGTAAGCAATATATTTTCAGATGCATGGGATGCATTGACGGATTGGTGGGATGATGAAACTGATACTGCCGCAATGAGAGATAATCCACCAGAGACTAATGATGCAGTAGATACCGAAACTCGACCACCTCCTCCTCCGCCTGAGAGACCTCAGACAGCCTCACGTAGGACTCGTAACCGACCTCGCCCTCAATTAGGGACATCCGGTCAAGAACCAGAAGAACCCATGTCAGGTTTACCACCATCAGACGATATTGTTGCTTTGGGTGAATGGTTGCAGGGAAAAGGACTACATGTATCTGGCCACGAGGCATTTGGTGAAGTTGGAACACATGGTGAAAACTCCAGACACTATAGGGGTGACGCATTAGATATTAACTTTGTCGGTCCTAATGATGAACGTTATGTTGAGGCAGACAATCCCGAACAGGCTGCGGTCTTCGATGTACTACGCGATAAATTAGAAACCGCAGGTTATAGTGTGATGTGGAGAACTGGTGGTCACATGGATCACATGCATGTGTCTAAAGGCACTCAAGAAGGAACGGCTGAATACCGAAGAGAACGATTGGCATCAATGAACGCGAGAGGTATACCAGCGCCAGGTTCTCCACAAGCGCCTGGCACAACATCAAGAACCATGGCGGGAACTCAACTTGCAAATGCAGGGAATATGGGTGCGGGTGGTGGTAATCCTATTATTATGCAGACTAACGTTGGTGGGTCTTCTTCGTCAACACAAGTCAATAATAACAGTACTCAAGCGGCAGTCATTCCAAGTGTGTGGGATGTAAACGCCGCCTTCTTGACGAACAATCAGGCGGGCGCATTACCTATAACCTAAAGACCTAGTTCCAGTTGACGTATCTTGGTTGCGGAGATTGACTCAACCTCTTCCCCCAGATCTTCCTGCTCAATCGTGTATCCAACATCCCGACCATAGGTGATATGGGTGATGTTAGGTACAGCGATTATCACAAAGTCTTTATGGTGTTCATACCCTTCTTTTGCAAGTTCGAGTATGATGTTTGCCTTACGTTCCTCTACGGTGTAAGGATTACTTTCGTCTACCTCAGTGTCACGAAGTAGTATCGCTACTTGACCAGTCTTTGAAAGGGCCCGTTCAAATAACTTAGTATGCCCTTGGTGCCACGGTTGAAACCTTCCAAGGAGTTGCGTAGTTGGTTTAAGTCGATCCATTCTTTAACCTCCAGATCATATGAATCAGGTACTTCGAATAACTTATTAGTATCCTCGAATCGTCCTTCATCGATTGTATTCATCCAGATGGTGAAGTCGGCTTCTACGATATCACGGAGCTCCTTCAACGGACAAACAAAATCCAGAATTCCAACCTGATCGGCCATTCTTTTGGCCTGTCTTAACCTACCTTCGGGTGAGAAGTCCCAGTCATCAAACATCTCACGGTACGTATCCGCATTGTGATGCGGAATCAGAAAATGGTAAGCCAACTCCCTTGCGAGAGTTGACTTCCCACTGCCCGGCAATCCAAGTATTAAAATTTTCATGCCGGTACTACTTAGTCCTCATTCGCCATCTTTGCAAAGTAGGACAAGGTATCCTCATCATCGTCCGCTTCCGCACCTACACTAGGTTCGGGTGCAGCAACGATCTGAGGTTCAGGTGCAGAACGACCAACGTTCGACTCCGCAGTCTGAGTTAACGCCTCGTTACGTGCAGTTGCATTTCCACCAACTGCCTCACCCAGAACAATCTGAAGGCGACCCTTCAGTTCTTCATAAGGTTTGAAGGAAGCAGGTGCAGTGAACTCAGTGAGATCAAACAACTGGTTGTAAGTCGCTTCGAGTTTAGTCTCATCCGCATCGAACAATGCAGACACCGCCTTGAACTCAGACTTGTCGTAGTTACGGTAACCCGCAACGTTACGGATCTTCAACTGAAAGTCGGATCCATTCCAGAAGTCAAAGGGGTTGATTGGTTCCTCGCCCGGAAACTGAGGTTGCATGACATCCATGATCTTGTCAAAGATTTTCTTACCAAAATCATAGAGGAACACTTTACCGTTGTTTGCGGTATTCGCAGGGTCATTGACCACAAGGATGTTAGACACATAGTGAAGACGGCGCTTCTGTTTACGTGCAGTTTCCTTGTCATCCTCGACACCAGAATTCCACAGACGGGAGTTCAATTCAGAGACAGGATCATTCTGACCAATAGTAGTCAGAGACTTCTCAATGTACCACTGACCTGTTGGTCCCTTGAAGAAGTGATCCCAGTAACGAGCCCAAGGGAGATCAGAACCTTCCGCTGCGGGAAGGAACCGGATTACGGCGTAACCGTTTCCGCTCTCATCTACTGTGGGTTTCCAGAATCGGTCATCACCATAACCTTTCTTTTCGGTAGTACCACCACCGTTCATTTCGGCTGCTGCTGTGACCAGTTTAGACACGTCCATAGACTTGGACTTAAGATTTGCAAAAGACATATGTTTCTCCGTATATTTGCGTATATTGTATTAGTGTATATTTGTATCCACTTGATGCATATTATATACCAGTATTTATACTCCTGTCAAGAGTTAAATCAAGCCCAACCAACATATACCTCTCTCCACCCTTTGGTGATTAGAGTACACTCGTGGACTAGATTTGACGGGAAGATTACAGTCTCCCCTATCTCTAGATCATGGTACGTTTGACCATCATCCAGATGTCTGATAATCAGAATGCCACCTTCTAGGTCTTCTGACTTGTTGACCATTGTAATCGTGGTCAGTGTTCTGCTTTTACCTTCACCCTCGACATACTGATAGTCTTCGGAACCATCGAACGTGTCTCTGTGAGGTACTAAAAAATCTCCTTCATCGTAACGTAGGTAGTTACAATCAGTGATCGGGATACCAGTCTCTTCTTCTATGGACTGGTTGACATCCTCGAACCATTCGTGCAGGATGACTTTGTTCACACTCTTGCGGGCGGTGTGACCACGCCTTACGTTGGTGTACTGTTCGTGTCTCTTCGAGTTAAACTTATCTAGGTAACTCTTTTCAGAAGAACCGTCATCCACATGCGAGTTCACCCACGGAGCGTCAAATCTCCGGAGTTCTTCGAGTTGTTCTTCTGATAAGACACGAACGGTCTTAAACATCTAGTGTGTTTACCTTGGGAATGAAGTTGAGACTCATCGCCTCGACTTCGAGTTTCTGTTTGATGTTGTCGTTGAGATACTTCTTCACGTCCTCGACTTCAATCTTGTTCTCTTCGCACAAGTGGATAATACTATCCAAGTACCCCAGACTCGTCTTCTTCACCGTCTCCTCGACCATCATCGAAAAGTTCTTTTTTGTCAGGAACTTTGAGTCCTCTTGGGTCAACGCCTTCTCCATACCATGCATCCTGTAGTTCGATAGTCCACACAGCGTTGATGTCGGGATAGTATACTCCGAACTGTCGGTTTGGTTCCCCGTTAGGATGATACGACATGGCAACACAGTATCGCAATACCTTGTGTTGTCTGTTGTCACCATAACGAAAATCTAACCACACACCATTACTGAGATAAGAC